CGGCTGTACCAGAACTCCCGGAAACCCTTGTAGCTCCCCGAGCTCATGTACGTGGGCTTGGTGAACGCCGCCACGGTGTAGTGCTTGAACCCATACCCTTCTGCCAGTTTGGCACAGCGGTACATGAACTGGGCATAGAGCTGCCGAGCCGCCCGGCCCATTTTGCCCATCTCCGTGTTGGTTGCCGTGAGGGCCACGCCCTTCTTGGTGTTTCCCTCTGCCCCCATCACGCCATCCTCCGCGTAGGGAGGGTTCATGAAGAACACCAGCCGCTTCCCAGCCTTCGCCGCCCCCCGAAGCATCGCGTCCACGTCACTCGGGATCACGTTCTTTTCGGGGAAGAACGGCGAGGAGTCGTCACCTTGACGGATAGACTGTTTCGGTACAGTCTTAACGACGTGTGGCATATCAAGCATCCTCCCGCTGAAGTCAGGTTTTGGAGTAGGGTCACGGCTGGGCTTCCCACCGAATGTTGGGAGTGGCAGGGTTGCCGGGACCCCAACGGATACGGGAGAATAAACTGGAGCGGGGGGTCGCTGGCCCACCGCCTCTCGTGGTTTATCCATAACGGGGAGATCTCGAAGGATCTCTCGGTCTGTCACACCTGTGACAATCCCCCCTGCGTCAACCCCGCACACCTGTTCCTCGGGACTCACCTTGAGAACTTCGCTGACGCCGTGAGTAAGGGACGGATGCGGACTTGGGTCCGGGCCAGGGGTGAGAAAACCAGAACCGCTGTCCTCACGGAGAATCAGGTCCTGGAGATCCGCGCCCGTAGAGCCCTTGGAGAACGCCTTGCGCCCCTTGCGGTTGCCTTTGGGGTGGGTGTCGGTGCGATCTGTTCGATCTGCACCCGAAAGTCTTGGAAGCACATTTGACGGTCCACCGAGGAAGTCGTAGGCGAAGAGCTTCGCGCCCGGGTTGTAGCCCTGCGAACGGATCACGTCCACGTCGGGCTTCTCGACGGTCGAGAGAATCAGGTCACGGAAGGTGTAGTCGCGGGTGATGTTCGCCGTCCCGGCGGCACAGTCCCAGACCACACACTCGTCCCGCCAGTTGGGACCGAGCACCTCGCTCACCATCTTGTGAGCCTCATCCACCCAGAGGGTCGGGGTGTAGAACGCCCCCTGACGGCGGCGGGCGTCGTCTTCCATGAGGCGGTCCTTGGCCGCGTAGAACGCCTCAACCTCACTGGGCTTGTAGCCCCGGACGAAGTGGCCGATGAAGCTCTCCCACTGGTGCCCGTTGACGGGGATCCTCCGACCCTCGACCACCAACAGGTTCTTGTTGGTGGGGTGTGAGTACACGTCGTCGGGCTTGAACAGGCATCGCAGGAACACGTCCACCTGCTCCACCGGGGTCAACCCCGAGGTCTTGAGGAAGATGCGATCCTGCCACTGGGCGAACATGGCTGCGATGTTGGACAGGGTGGCCCGCACCCGATGAACCTCACCCTTGGCGAGCATCTCGATCTTGGCGATCACGTCCCTGAAATCGCAGTCCACCACGTCGAACACGAACGGGGACACGTCCAGCCCGGCAATCAGGGCTTGGGTGAGGTCGGGCGAGCCCGCCGACGGGGCCACCTTCCAGTCGATGGGGAGGGACAGGAACCGCTGCACCGCCGCGGTATCCAGGGCGAAGCACTCGTTCTTGTCCCCGACGAACAGGACGTTGGGCATGGGCTGGCCCGATGCCTCGAACTTCTTGAGGTACAGGACCATCTGCCCCAGCACACCACACTGGTCCGTGCGGACCTTGAGGTTCTTGTCGTACTTGAACTCAAGGAGAGCTCGCACGGTCCCCCACTGGGCGTAGCCGTCCGTCCCGTGTGGGGACGTGATGCCCACCGACGGGAGGTTCTGGTTGAACTCCCCGCGGTAGGCGTTCTCCACGTCCTTCTCGTTCTTGGACGTAGCGAGAAGGGCCTTGGTCTGTGCTTTCATGGGTGTATTACGCCCACACGGTCTCAGCCCCAGGTCTGACGGATACTCGCACCCGTCCACACGGTGACCGTGCCCGGTGCCGGGAGCTCATGCAGGACGAACAGGGTCTCGCGGTTGATGGCCCCGGTGTTGGTCCCGCGCACAGCACCCTCGGACGGCCCTGTGGCGTAGAGCATCGGGGGGACAGCCTCTGTGGTGGTGGGTGCTGTCCCCGAGAACGGTCGGGTGACCTCGTAGGATGCCCCGGTGCCCGTCACCACCACGTCGGTGAAGCGGTACGTCCCGAGCTCACCGCCGTTGAAGGTGCCGCCCGAGGCCATGAGGGACAGGGGGTACACCCCGGGTCCGCGCCCACGCTGGGCAGCGCCCATCCCGGCGTAGCTGTCCCGGAGGACATCCCCCGTGAGGCCCAGGTCACGGACGCCTTCACCCAGCCCGGGACCGTCCTGGTACGAGGCAATACGCCCGGTAGCACCACTGTTGCCAAGCTGGAAGAACTCCAGCTTCTCGTAGAGCTCTGTGTTCTCGAACGACCGGACCACGTACTGGTCCCTGAGGAAGTAGTTCGGGTCCGCAGGCACGGCGGGCGGGAATGCCGGTGTCAGCCCTCCGTCGCCCGACACAGTGGACACCGTGAAGGTGCCCGTCTGGGACATCTGGATCGGTGGCGTGCCCTCGTTGAGGAGGGTTTGGGACTCCTCGATGGGTTGGGTCTGGAGGTACGTGGTGGTGATGGTCTTGCCCGGTGCGAACACCACGTTCACGGGGTAGCCACTTGAGGGCAAACCAACCACCAGGGTGATCTCTTGGCTGTCCCGGTTGAACCGCCAGAGGTTCGTCGGGAGGGTGGCTCCACCCACCCGCACCGCGAACACCCGGTCCGCGAAGATGTGGCACGGGCGCAGAGACACCCGGTTGGTCGTCACACTGGACACGACCACCTCTTGGGGAGTGGTGTCCTTGAGGAACTCACCACTGTTGACCACGTTCCAGCGGTTGAGCACCATCCCCTGGGGTGCCGTGTAGTCCACCGAGGTGTTCGTGAACACCCGGTACCGCACGTCGTCCCACACGGACCGCACCGAGCCCGATGGGTTCAGGGCACCGAAGGCCACGGACCCAAACTTCTCCTCTGGGGTGGTGCGGGGAAGGCGGGGGTACTCAATCACCACCCAACCCGCCGTCGGGTCCATGGACTGCGTGGCGAAGTTCCCGGTGTACCCAGGAGGGGGGGCGAGGTCGGGTCGGATGAAGCTCGCGCCGAAGGTCGGGTCAAGGAACACCCTCACCCAGCACTGCGACCGCCAATCCATCTCCGTGATGACCGAGCTTGGGTTGCTGTTCGGGACATTGAGCCCGTCAGTCCGCACCAAGGCCCAGTTGTCCAGTTCACCCTCATCGCCGCCTTTGAACAGGCCAATGGTGCGATGGAGGCCCGTGATGGTCTCCTCGGTGCCGCCGTAGCACAGTCCACGGAGAGCGACCCGGAACGTGCCCCCCGAGGTGGCATCTGCAAGGATCTCAACGCTGCCCGTGAGGGTCGAGGGGTTGTATGCCGCAACTGCCGTGACCGCTTGCAGCACGTTGTCAACGTACAGGCTGATGGTCGCCCCGCCGACGCTGTACTCCAGCCGGTACGTCCGCTCCACACCGTCGTCCCAAGGGATGGTGACAATGACGATGGCACCTCCCCCGGGGGCATTGGACATGACCAAGCTCCCACCGCGGAACTCCAGGTAGGCTGCGACGGTGCTGAAATCCGCCGCAAACAGCAGACCAGTGCGCCCGGTACCACCAAGGGTGTAGTCGGTGACCGCGAGGCGGAACTCCAGGAACCGTCCCACACACGGGGAGTAGTACGGGGTGAGCACCCGGGCCATGTCCCAAGAGGTGCCGTCACCCGTGAGGAACATCTCCGGGCCGTTCGGGGAGGCGCTGCCGCCCACGGTCCCGTCCCACCCTTGCTGGTAGTACGGGATCGACCCCACGAGAGACACGGTGTCCAACTTTTGGACCACTTTGCCGAGCACACCATCATCCCGGTACAGGATGGTAGCGAGGCGGGCCTCACGGTGAGTGTCCCGGAGAGCCAGGGTCGCACCACCGACACCCGCCGTGTCGCGCTCGACTGAGAACTTGGCGTCAAACGCCGCGACCCGTCTGCCATTGAGGAATGGGTCTGTGTAGCCGTAGCCGTACGACGTGCCCAGCCCAGCGTCCGCGGGGGTGCTGGTGAGGGTGAGGGTGCCCGCCGTGGTGTGGGAGTCGCCAAAGGGCGTCTCCAGGTACCAGTCCCCGTCCTCGGGGTCGGCTGACATGGTGGTGTCCACCACGGTCCCCCGTGAGAACGTGTACGCCCCATCGGGCGTCGAGGCACACCGCACGAAGTCCCACACGGTGGTGTTCGTGGCCAGCCGGTCGATGGAGCCCCAGAGCGCCCGCCCGTAGCCCTCAGGGAGGATGTCTGGCCCCAGGTACGCCGGGGATGCCACGGTGCCAGATTCCACTGTCGTGGTGGACCCGGACTTCCCACCAAACACCAGGGAGACCGACTGACTCCGGGTGTTCGCGTAGAGCCGCCACGTACACAGACCGTCGTCCCAGCCCGTGTCGAAGTACATCGTCACGTCTCGGTTGCCGAAGAGCTCCGGGTCCGCCGGGAACATCGGGGACACCACCAGGAACGTGTTGCCGGTGCTGGACTGGTAGAGGTCCGTGATCGTGTACACCCCGGTCTGGGTGCCTTCGAGCACCTGGAACTTGTCCCCCGCACTCAACAGGGTGGGGATGGAAGCCGTCGGAACGGTCACCGTCCCAAGCGTCGCCCCCGTCTCGGGCTTGAGTACCTGTCCGAAGGCGTTTGGACCCACCGTCCAGGACGTGAGCTCCGAGAGCTTCCCCGGGCGAAGGAGCACACCAACATGGCGCAGTGCCGTGGCCGTCACCGGGTTGGTCACCGTGAGCGCACCCACGAAGAACAGTCGCTGGTTGTTGTGGAATCCGAACCCCACACCCGTGAACACCCCGTCAGGCACGTACCCGGTCACCTGGATGCGAGCCGCCATCACGACATTGGTAGAGGTGGGCAATGGAAAGTCACGTTTCCAATAAGCCACCTCAGTGGGCACATTATCAACCAATGTGTAGAACTCGCCGTTGACGAACCCCTGCACTCCACCGACGGACACCCACGGGTCCGTCGGGAATGCGTTGCCCTCGTAGCGGAAGTTCTGGGGGGTCACGTCTGCCGTCGCGTACGGAACCGACACCCTCCCAGGTGACTGGTTGAGGAGCATCGTTGTCGGGCTGTTGAGCCCAGCCGTGTAGCCCTTCTCGAACCCGATGAAACGGTGGGCGATCTGAAGGATAGGTGCCCGTCGGGCGAACCTGCCAAGGGTCACACCCATTGGGAACCGGGTGCCTGCGAAACCACCGCCGTAGCCCGTGTAGGTCGGTGAAGTGGTGTTCCTCCCACCACGGAGGCTCCACTTGTTGAGGGTCAGGCCCTTGGTGTTGAGGCCCGCCATCCCAGTGACTGGCACCGAGAACCACTGGTAGCTCACCGTCACCATGTGCGCCCCCGGTGCGAAGCTGATGACGGGCGCGGCCAGCGTGATCTCCCCGGTGTACGGGTTGACGGCACTCACCGTCTGCTGGGTGCCGTCATACAGCACCACCACGTCGGCGGTGCTGGCCGGAGTGGCGTCGCCCCATCCCTTGACCAGTGGACCCAAGGCGGTGAGGAGAGTGGTGAACGTGGCCACCCCATCCCCGTAGAACTGACTGCTCACGTCCTCGTTGGTGACCGTCTGGGGGGTGCGAGCACCGAGCCGATCCACCGCCACCGAGTACGCGATGGACGTGCCCGCAGTCATGATCCTGGGGGCCACCCGGAGGAAGCTGGGTGCGGGACGGACCGACGTAGTAGGCCCGAGACCTGAGCCCCCCACGGGGCCTCCATTGAGGCCCACGAGGGTCTCCAGGAGATACGTCCCGGCGTTCGGTCCGGTGGCCACTGTGAGGGTCTCCCCCTCGACGCACAGGGCGAAGTTGACCGAGGTGTCCGTGAAGGCCCCATTGGTCACCGTGACGGACCCCGTCAGCCCGGTCGGGGACGTGGTGTATGCCCGGGCCACCGGGTCATCACCATACGGGAACGAGAGAACTGCGGATACCTTGTAGCGATGCTCGCGGGGGAGGTATGTCGAGGGCAGAGGGGCCGGGGTCACGGGGACCACGAGTTCTGACCCAACCCCCACCGACCGGAAGGACAGCGTGGGGTCCTGGAACAGATACCTGTCAGCCCCCACCACACCATTGGTGCCCGTGATGGCCTTGACCCCTGACCAGTCTCGGCGGAAGTCCTCGTAGTAGTAGGCTTCGAGGTCCGCCTGGGTCACTTGGTCTGTGATGAGCCCACGGAGGTTCTCACGGAACAGGTTCCGGTACTCGTACAGGGTGCTCGCCGGATCCAGCGCCTGGAGAACCAGCCCCACGTTGCGTTGCAGGATGACCGGGAGGTCTGGGAAGGCCGAGATGAGGTCGTGGGTGTGGGCGTTCTGCCCTGTCCCATTGCCCTCTTGCACCACGAAGTCCGTGATGTCGTGAGTGTGCTCTGGGCCTGACCCGGCGCTGTACACGGCAGCCCCCGTCACGCCCTCACCCGTGACACTGACCGTCACGGTGTGGTAGTGGGTGGTGACCAGGAGGGCTGTGGTCGGCCCGGTGTTGTTGAACTTGGAGACATCCACCTCGAAGGTGAACTGGTCTGCCATGGTCCAGAGCACACCCGGGTCGTTCAGGTACTTGAACTTCTCCAGGAGAGAGACGTTGGCGTCGGTGAGGGCTTCAACACCACCCACCAGGGTGACCGCCGTGCTCCCTTGGAGGAGCAGTGCCACCATGCGCTTGAGGAACTCCCGGTACGTGAGGTCCCCGTCGATCTGGGGCAGTCCCTGGTTGTCCGCGTCCGGGAACACCAGCGTGGCAAGGAACTGGAACAGCACTTCTGGGCGGGTGAAGTCGTAGTCCGTGTCCTCATAGGCGTCGTTGAGGAGAACCTGCACGCGGGCGAGCTCTTCCGCCGCGGCCATGAACTGCTGGACGTAGTACGGCCCCTTGGTCTGGGAGACATAGTTGGACGGAAGGGAGTTCAGGAAGACGGTGACGATCTGGTCTGCCAGGGTCTTCACCCGGGCACGGTCCACCTGTCCATGGAGGTCCATGGGAGCCGGGTTCTGCGGCGCGGGTCCGTAGACCGACGGCGGGAAGAACCTGTACAGCCCGTACAGAACAGGGTTCTTAGGGATGATCGGTGTTGTCACTGTGCAGCCCCGCTCTTCTCGGATGCCCTGCGGGTTTTCTGTGAGAGCGACATTTTGGCGCGTGTTTCTTCTGAGTGGGGCTTGGTAGCCCTGCTTTTCCGTGCAGCGGAGATTTTGGCCTTGATTTCATCCGACAGGGGTCGTCCCGGTCGCCCCTTCCTCGCAGACGACATCTTGGCCCGAGTCTCATCTGAGTGGCGTCGGCCCGTACCCTGACCCTTTCGTGCGGTGGACATCTTGGCTTTTGTCTCTTCGGACAACGGACGACCCTTGTGTGATGCCGACATCTTGGCCCGAGCCGCCTCTGTGTGAGGCTTCCCGAGTTTGGCCTGCCGGATGTTCTCCCTGGTCTGCTCACTCATCGGGCCACGGGTCGCCACCCTGGGGCGTGACACCCAAGCCTCCCGCAGTTTTGCCTTTGTTCCTTCGCTACGCGGGCCGTAGACCTTCCCAAGGTTGATCTGACGAAGGTGATCCCTCTGCTCCGGGGACAGAACCAGTGTCCCATTCTGTCGGCGCTGCTCAACGGACTCCCGCATCTTGGCCTTGGCTTCTTCAGTACGGGGCACCCCACGCTTGGATGCCCCCCATGTCTGAGTGGCACCAGTGGCCTTCAGTTTTGCCATGGATGCCCGGACAGCATCTACACGTTGTGCCTCGGCCTCTGGGGGGAGTTTCCTACCCAGCTTGGCCTGACGGATCTTCTCCTTGGTTGCCTCTGTGTGTGGTCTCCGGGGCCGTGAGTTCACAGGAGAGTGTGGGCCTACCTCGGGTTCGAGGTTGTAACACCCTTTTCCGAAGTGCTGGTGAATCAACGCACCTTCAGCAGAGAGGCGGGAGCCTCTGTCTGGGATCACCTCCAGCACCTCGACAACGAACGCATCTGCCCCGCACTTGTTGAAGTCGTTCTGGAGAAATGCGTTACAGTGATTCCCTTTGAGAAGCTCACGGCGATGGGTTGCCCATCTCACCTTGAACTGACAAGTGCTGCCAATGTAGAACCGACCGTTGATCTGGTTGGTGATCTGGTAGATCCCACCCTCATTGGCGTGACCGTCGTAGAGGAACCGCATACCCTCCGGGAGGTATAAGCTATCTATCCTCGTCAAACGTAATTTGCACATCACCCAATACCAAGTACTCCATCGAGTTCGGGTCGATGTCGTGGTCGCCCGTGTCCTCCGCGGTGATGTAGGTACACCAGTACGTGTGATTGGACGGTGCATCCCCGATGGGGAGGGACACCAACACACAGTTCTTGACGGGTGTCGTCCCATACCCGGGGATTGCCAGCCCACCACTGCCAATGATGTAGGCTTGGTTGGGCACCATCCCGAGGTTCTGCGGTGCCGTGAGTTGCAGGGCCATCTCCCCATCGTCCTGGTACACCCCGCGGAACATGCTGGTGTCCCCGCCGCCCGTGGAGGTGGGGGCGTCGAGACTTTGGATGACCAGCCACACGGCGGACGAGGTGTTCGACCAAGCGTCCACTCGGAAAGCGTCACCGAAGGACGAGGTAGTCAGGTCGTTCCGCACGATCTGGTACCCCGGTGCTCGCACCATCTTGGTGAGAGGCACCACCACGTAGGAGACCCCAGTGGTGTTGTCCATCTCCCCGATCACGTCAGACCTACGCATCGGGTCACCCAGCTTGAGGGTACCTACGAGGTACTGGAGATTGTTGCGGAGGGCGATGTCCGTGTTGGTGCGGTCCGCACCCTTCTTGAGGATCACCGTCGCGGTGATGTCCACAGGGGTAAGGACCGCCTGCTTGGCAAGGACGTTGGCCGTGGCGTGGGCCATGTCGTCCAGGGACTGTTGCAGCACCGAGGTCACCAAGTTGGTCTGGTAGGTGACCGTGAAGTTCTCGTAGTACACATACGAGATCAGCACCGTTTCGCCGTCCGCGATGGCACTCGTAGTCGTGCGCTTGATCCCCGCGGCAGTGGTCGAGGTGCCCTCGATGACCGTGTAGTCGGGAGACCCGCTGGGGTCGAACGGACCCTTGTAGGTGACCGTGCCCAGTTGGTTGGTCACCACGATGGACAGGGTGTCCGCCCCGAGATTGTACAGGAACTCCTGGTAGAACCCCGTGAGGAGGTGGAGCTCGTCCGTCACCGTGATGAGGTTGCCCGAGGGAGACACCACGGTGGGGTCGGTGGACTGGTTGATCTGGAGGTAGTCCCCAGCCTGTGTCGAGCACCCGAGTCCCAATGGGGAGTTCGGGTGGATGAGGGTGAACAGGGACAGGTCCAGAGCACCAATCACCTCACCCGTGACACCCGACACGGAGTTCACGGGCTGGCGGGAGAACAGATGCTGGTCACCCAGACGGAACCGGAAATCCCCCAGGATGATGTCCGTGAGGGTGACCGGCGGCTGCGGGATGGTCACGTCCAGTTGGATGGTGTTGTAGTTGATGTACGTGACATTGGTGAGGTCAAACACCTCGCCCGTGGTCACGTTCTTCAGACCCAGGCCAAGGGACGGGTAGTCCAGCATCGAGGCGATGGGGTTCGCAGAGGTGATCTCATCGCTCACCGCCCGGAACGTGAACACGTCCCCTACCGCGACGAACTGCACAGCATTGCGGCGCTCGTAGGTGAACGCGAACGTGTCCGTCACGTCCACAGAGCGGGACCCGCGTGCCCACACGTCCACCTTGCCACCCATGTGGCGCTTGAGTTCGGTGTCGTAGTCCCGCTGCATGAGCGGGTCGCCCGCCCGGACCACCATGTTCTGGACCGTGCCAGGGACACCCGCCGCCGTCTGGAGGTAGCCCTGTGTGGTGCCCGTGTCCACGGATGACAGGGCGGTGCGTGCCCGTGCCGCAAGCTGGGCGTTGGACTCTTCCTCGGTGCCACCGAAGGTCGCCGCGTCGTTGATGACGGACATCCCGTACACACCCGAGGCGTTGATCTGCCGGGCACCCACGTTGGTGGACCGCCCCACTGCCGCGGAACGGATGGGGACCGTGATGCTGTACTGCCGTGTGGACGGGTTCCAGTACGAAGCAAGCTGCGAGACAGACAGGGTGGCCGACCGCGTGGTGCGGAACTGAATGCCCCCACCCGTGACCACCGTCCCAAGTGGGATGATGATGGACTGGGTGGGCGTGCCCGAGGTGTAGAACCGCACTTCGCCCACGGAGTTCTGCCCCGCGAGACGGGTCACCGCGAAGTTGGCCGCGATCTTGTCGAAGCTCCCGTCGATGACGTTCTGCACGTCGGCCACGTTCGAGTAGAACAGCGCCGCCGCCAGCGCGGTCTTGTACCCAGAATTTGCTGGCGGGATGGACACCCCTGAACCGCTGGGGTCGTCCACCAGGAGGAGCGTGTCAAACGAGCTTGCCCGGTACACGTAGTCCAGGAGCAAGCGCAGTCGCTCGGCCTCCGTGGTGAACGGGTCGAGGAAGATGTCCCGGACCACCGACCCAGGCTGCACCGCGATGTCGGGGTTCTGGCGGTACAGGGTCGCGATGGCCTGTTCCAGGATCTGTTGCCGGGAGACCGCGGTGATGCCGTTGATCTGTTGACGGACCTGTGCGGGCGCTCCCACCACCTCGGTGGAGTAGTACGACTCGTACTCTACTTGGAGGGTGGTGTCGAAGTAGATGGCCGTCACCACGTAGTACAGAAGGTCCGTCGCCGGGGTGCTGGCGAACCGACCCGAGAAGATCGTCGCCGGGGTGGACTGTGGGGTCGCGTTCCGGGTGTGCTGGAAGCTGTA